AAGAGCTCAAATTCAGTATGATCCTCGCTACAAAGCAATCTTAGACCCTTCGAGTTTATAGTCATGACTAATATTTATGGACCAAAGATACCTGGAGACACAGTAGGAAACGAAGGAGGGACGGATACCTGGAATAATTATCTACGTGATCGTTGGGGTATGGACCCATCGCTTTTTCACAGCGGTGATGCTAAAGCTAAAAAAGAAATTATGGATCAATACGGTGGATACATGGATGATTTAATAAAGGAAAGACAATTAAATCAAGATCCTAATGCCTACATGAAAGATGTAATGGGCGTTATGAGAGAAATGAATCAAGATGATTTAAATGCTGAATCTAAAAGATTTGAAGATGCGATGAAATATTCAAGAGAAGGAGCAAAGACAAAGATGATGATGAAGATACCAGGACAGCTAATGGATGCGGCTAGGATGCCAGGTGCTATAGCATTACAAGCAGCACAAAGCCAGGCTAGAAATACACAAGATTTTATTAGAAGTTTGGCATTAATGGATAATATCGAAGTCGCTGCCCCAGGTGCTATCCCTAACAGAAAGTACTTCGGGTAAAATAAGATGAACTGGATGGATTCAGCTTACGGAGCTTATACACCAACTGACTCAGTATTAAGCTGGGGCAATTTGGCTAAGCCCGGAGCAATGGATGGAATCTCATACGGATCACCAACAGCAGGAGCAGCAGCAGGAGGCGGAATGGGACCATGGATGTTAGCAAGCGCAGGCGTTTCTCTTTTAGGAGGGATAATGCAAGGCCGTGCGATGCAGAATGCGGCGGCTACAACAGCTCAAGCTGGCATGCATCAAGCGAATATAGCTGCCGGTGCTCAAAAAGATATAGGTAAAGGCAACTTAGCACAAGGGATGGCAACAAGAACTGCTAACTTTGGTTGGGGAGCAGACTTGGATTTTGGAAGACAGAAAGCAGCTAAGATGTGGGACAAAACAAGAGGTAGAGATTTAGATAGAGACGCTAACTTTAGAGATTCTAAGCAAAAGATTGCACTCCTTACTGATCCTGATTACAGAGCTTCCAAAGCTAGGGAAAGAGATCATGATATAAGGAAAGAAATGGCAAGAGGTCAAGCTGCAATGGCTGGTATGTTCGGACCAATCTCAGGAGGATTTGGGTAATGGGTGGTTCTAAAACTGTTATTGAGGCTCCTAAGCCAATTGAACCAGATAAGTCGTTTGAGAAGTATCTGCAATATCAAACTAATCGTGAAAATAGATTAGCAGACCGTGCTGAGAAGCAAAGTTCTTACGATAGGGCTAGAACAGAAGGCCGTGAAGCTGCTGGTGGTAGAGGTTTACAATCATATTATGACAGCCTTGAAAATCAGTTATCTTCAGGTGTTATAGGCTTTGGTGACGCTAAGAGTCAATTAGAAAATTATATTAGTCGTTACAATCTAATGACCCCTGGTCAGACAGATGTAACTGATTATCCAGATCCAACAGATCCAGATGCTGTGCCTACAGTTACCTCAACTACTACAACTACTACACAAGCTCAAGGACAACCAGGGGATGATGATTATAAACCTGAAAGTACAACTGTAACAGTACAGGAAGACCCAGATACTACATTACAAATTCCAACTGCTCCTCCTGACTATAAGTGGGACACCAATTGGGATGAATGGGCAAACCCTCAGACATATCTAGATCGTCTACAGGATACTTATATAGGCACAGGTGATAACAGCTCAGGTATTCTAGGTACACAGAGAACCAGAGGCGTTCAGGCAGCTTATAGAGACTTATTAGGTAGAGAAGCAACTGAAGGAGAACTACAACAAGGTTTAGATGATTTACAAGCTCGTGTCTGGGAAGGATCAGGTACTAGAGGATTACGTGAATCTATTAAATCAGGTTCTGAATATACTAAGAAGTTTAACCAAAGTTACTTAGATAATTACTATGACACTATGTTTGGTCCACAGACCAGAGATGATGAAGGTAATAAGACAGGTAAGCGTAGATATACTTTCGATGCTTCTTTACTACCAACAGCATCTGAAGATTTAGTAAGTAAAACAGGTATTACTACTCCTGACTTTACAGATTACTTCTCACAAGCAAGGACAGTTAAAGAACTTGAAGAAGGTACACAGAATATCCGGGATACTAGAAAATACTTATATAGTGCTGGTTTAACTTCTCTACAAGGAGATATTGATAAGGAGACAACAAAGATTAAAAATCAAGGAGCTAAAGAGATTGCCCAGATTCAAGCTGATACAAATCTCATCACAGGAGCATTAAGTGGCTTCTGGAATTCATAAGTTGAATATTCCTATTGTTATAATTATTGTAATGTAATTTTTAAAGTAAATGGCTGATTACGATACAGGTGTTGATGAAGGCGCTGCAGACACCTCTAAAGATTTTGATATCAATAGATTTGAACAGCTATTAAATCGTCTTGAGTCTTCTAAAAAGCGTCAGCAACGTCAGAAGTCTGTAGAAGGTCGTCGTGACATCTTCTCACAGGGTCTTGCCTCAATGATGGGCAACTTCTAGTTTTTCTTAACGTAGGTTACTATCATGGCTGTAGAAGAGACTTATGGTGATGACGACTGGTTTGATATAGACAAATATCGTCAAGCCGCTGGAGTTGCCTACGATTTTTCCAAAAAGAAAATAGAGGATGCAGGTGCCCAAGAAAGAGAAACAATCGGTAAAGGCGCCACAGAGCAAAGAAGCTCTGAACGCCAGAAGCAAGAGTTCCGTGAAAGGGACGAAGAGAGAGATCGTAAGCAGTCCCAATCAGCGTATAAATATTGATGTCTTTAACAATTGGATAGATAATTTAGACTCCTCTACACAGGAGTCTTTTTGTTCATTTGCTTCAGAAAATTACTCAGTAATAGAAATTTATCTATATTCACGATTCCTTGGTTATGAAGGAAGTATTGTTTCATGTGATGCTTGGTTAAAAGATACCTATACAAAACCTGATCATCGAAAGAAGCTCTTATTTGAGATAGATGAGATGCAAGAAGATATACGTAAATTAAGAGAAGATGTAGAGACTGGATTAGTTAAACGTGATGCAGGAGTAGCTCGTGTTGCTCAAATGCAAAAAGAATTACGTGGAACAATTGCACAAATAGAACAATTTACTAGTACGAAGGATAGAAAAGGTTTATTAATGGCTGGAGCTGATAGAGCTATTCGTGAATTAATGTTTATATTTAAAGATGACCCAATTGAGATTCCTTTGGAAGAAGCAACTATGAGTGTCTGGGCAAGAATGCAATTAGAAGAATAGTTATTTTAAAATAGTAGAAAATATTTGAAAATATCATGGGACCAGGATTTGATGTAGGTATTGGTGGTGGTCCAGGAATTCCTCCTAGATTTCCAGGAGGAGGAGGTCAAAGGAAAGGTGGAAGACGTAGCGGAGCGAATAATAGAACTCATGGTATAGATAAGTTTCCTGAGGTTGCTAGAGAAATAGAAAGGAATAATAGACGCAGAGAAAAAAAAGAAAGAATGGAAAAGGACAGAAGAGAGTTTGAAAAACGAAGACCTCGTGGCCCAGGTAGATCAAAACCTCCAGAACGTAGACCTATAGAAGGCCGTAAGCCCCCTTGGATGGATAAGAAACCTCCATTTTTTGAAGGACCTTTGCCAGGACCAGATAGACCAGACTTCAACCCTCCGAAGTGGGGTATAAATCCTCCTAGAGACAGACCAGGTATTAATCCTCCTCCTGAAGAATCTATAGATAGACCGAAATGGGGTTTATTCCCTATTCCAGGTAAACCAAGACCTGGTCAACAACCACCAGAAAGACGAAAGTGGAAGTTACCAGAGAGACGAGATGAACAATCCTTAACAGGAGATGCTGTAGGACCTGAATTCTTAGAGAAGAATCTTTCTAAATATGCTCAGTTTTTAAATATACTAAAAGGAATTAAAGGCGGAAAGTAACTAATTACAGAAGAATAGCTACGCTAAAATATATTTATTAAGAATTTAAGCAGGGATATGGCTAAAGGTAAAATGCCTCCTCAATTAGTTGAGTATTTTAAAAATAAGAATAAAGAAAAGGACGATGGTACTAAGTTATCAGATAAAGAGAAGCGTAAAGAAGCTCTAGATAAAGCACGTAAGTATAAAGAGCAAAAGTCAAAAGAAAAGAAATAAGTTAGTATTTAATAGTACGTTGAATACAGTTAGTGCCTTCTTATACCCATCTTGCATATAGACGTAATGCTAAGGCTGCTGCTCGTAAGCAACAAATCAAGAAGCCTAAGAATTTAGAGTTATTAGAAAAAGCAAGAGATAACTTTGCCTATTTTTGTGAATATGTAGCTGATAAACCTCCTGCTGAGCACCATAAAGAGTGGCATAGACATTTCATAACAGGAGAAGATAGTAGTTGTTTAATTAAAATTGCTGGACCTAATGTAGACCTTTTAGCTCCTCGTGGTTCTGCTAAGTCAACAGTTTTAGGTTTACTTACTGCTTGGGCTATTGGAGTACATACAGAAGCTAAATTACCATTACAAATTCTCTACCTTTCTTACACAGTTGATATTGCTAGGTCTAAATCTGCAACTATCAAAAGGATTATTGAAAGTAAAAGATACCAAGAAGTTTTTCCTCATGTACGTCTTTTAAAGAACGTTACTAGTAATGAGTATTGGTCTATTGATCATAAATTTGCAGGTATAGATACCACTGGTGAAGAGCAATTTACTTTATGTGCTGCTGGACTAAAAGGTTCTGTTACTTCTAAGCGTTCCCATCTTGTAATGATTGATGACGCTATTAAATCTGCTGCTGATATAGCTAACCCAGATATTAGGAAACAGATGCAAGACAACTGGAATGCTGTTATTGCACCAACTATGTTTGAAGGAGCTAGAGCTATATGCTTAGGGACTCGTTTTAGACATGATGATATTCACTCAACTACATTTAATGAACAGAACAACTGGACTCAAATAGTCTTATCTGCAATAAATAACGATCAAGAAACAGGTGAAGAAAAATCTTATTGGCCTGATATGTGGTCATTGGAATATCTAAAAGAAAAGAAAAGACAAGCACCAATAGCTTTTTCATTCCAGTATATGAATAAAGTTATTCGTCAGAATGAGCTATCTCTGGCACCGGAGTTAATTGTTAAAGCGGAGATTACAACAGAGTTTGATACGCTAGGAATAGGAGTGGATTTATCAGCAGGTGTTAGAGAAAAGAATGACTATACAGTTATGGTTCTTGGAGGAAGAATAGAAGATCGTATACACATAATCGATTACAGACGTATACGAGTAATGGGTAATTTAGAAAAGCTAGATGCTCTGAAAGAGCTATTAAATGATTGGTCTGTTATAGGACAAGATCAAAATGGTATTTATTATCCTACTTATTCAACGTGTGATATTTGGTCAGAGGCAGTCCAATACCAGGCTTCATTGGAAGCAGATTTTAAACGTGTTTGTTTACAAGGGGAAAACTTATATAATTTAATCTGGCATCCTGTGAAGGGATTTAGGGCAGATAAATTAGCAAGATTTAGAGGGATTATGGGTATGTTTGAAGATAGAAAAATAATCTTTAATAGATATAGAAACTTTACAAGTATGTTTGAAGAGCTAACTAACTTTGGTGTCAGTAGCCATGATGACTGTGTAGATGCTTTAGTTTGGCTAGTTACAGGACTAATGAAGAAAGGTAACCTTCAGTTAGACTTTTAGTATAGAAATTGTACGGGATTAATGAATATAGCTGGCAAAGCCATGGAGTGGTTTAATCGTGGCTTAAATCAATCAATTCCTAATGAAGCTAAAGCTAGCTGGGGTGATTTAATTTCTAATGACATAAAGCAAAGAGGAAAATTTGGTAAAGGAGGATCTTTAGGAGGATGGGATTTAACTCGTGGATTTCGTCCAGGGGTTCCTGCAAGTGAAGGTGGTTTTATGTCAGGACCAACTCCATTAGGTAGAGAAATAATTAAAAGACCACTACGAGCATTAGCTAACTTGAGTCCAGTGGGACGGCTTGCTGGAGGACTACCTGGAATGGTTATAGGTGATTTAGTTTCTCCTCAACCAATGGCAGATGGAACAATGGATGCAGCTATTGCTAGAGGTGATGTTCCAGGTACAACTATTGCTAGCGGTGATGTACCAAAAGAAGATTATGATAACTTACAAGAAAAATACCAAAAAGAATATGACGATTATATGAATCCTAAAGGTACAGATCCTTTAGCTCCTCCTATTAAACTTGCTCGGGCTAATACTGCTAATCCACATTCAACATTTATAAGAGATCCTGGCGGTTCTGGAAAACTGATTAAGTTTAACTTTCCTTTAGATTTACGTTCCGTTGAGCAGAAAATGCAAGGACATCCTTTTAATCAAATGAGAATGTTCTAATTAATTATGGATAAGGAAAAGTTTAGATCTTTTGAAGACTTATATGGTATTAAGGATACTTCTCCAAAAAAACCTGCGAATTTTCAAGAAAAAGCTAGACGATTTGCAGACGATTTACTTGATGATGCTCAATACTATAGTCAAAAATTTAATGAAAGAACGCAAGATTTTCTACTAGATGCAGATACTCCAATTGAAACAAAACAAGCATTAGATATAGTCAAAGCTTATAGACAGTTAGGAGGTCCTTCTGTAAATATTATTCCTGAAGGAGTACAAGCGACTCCAAATAATAGAGGTAGAAGATTAGGAGATACTCCTCTTAGCTCTATAAAAAAACATCAAAGAGGTAAAGAACGTTTACTTAAAGATGTAGTTAAACGACAACCTAATGTAACCAGTGCAGAGTTGGATATAATTTCTTCACATTTTAATCCTGTTGATATGGAATTAAAGGCAATAAAAGATTTAAAAACTGATTACTACCCATCTCTTCCATTTCTTGAATCAGCTTTTACTCCAGATATAGATATTAAAGATCCTAAAGGAAACTATATGCCTAGAAACAAAGGAACTGTATTTAGTGCTCCTTTAGGTGTAACTAAAAGAACCATAGATCCTTCATCTAAACTTTTCGATGATCCTTCGATACCTTTAGAGTTACCAGCTGGTTACTTGTACGGAAGCACTACTCTAGCTCATGAATTAGGACACGCCCTTGATTATTCAACTCCAAGAGGGAAAAAATTAATTAATAAACGAAGTCCAGCAGAAACACAGGAAATACGAAAGAAATTTAAAGTTGGTGGTGGAAGTCCTACTGGAGCTTTAGTTGCTGGTCTTGGAGTATTTAATCCTGATCAAAGCCTACGTGGGCAAATGATTGAAGGAGCTATTTCTGAATTAGTTAGTCCTGAATGGAGAAATATATTAGAGTCAGAAGCAAGAGCTGATTTACTTGGTAGAAAGATTGCAAAAAAAGCAGGTACTCCTTGGAGTTTAAAAAGTCAATTATCAGCAAGAGGCACTTATGGAGTATATCCATTAGCAAAAGGAGCAGTAAGTGTTGTACCAGGATATGTTTTAAATGAAGCAGCTGATTTTGGTATGGATGTGCTTGAACACGGAGTTATGGACCCTCTAGCTAGGAGAATGATTGGAGGAGATACAAATTTTGAATCAAGTCTCAGACAGTATGGATATGATCCAAGCAAACATAATATAGAACCTACAAGAATTGTTGATGCTCCTTTACAAAATGTACCTATCGTAGGTCCTATCGTAAGTTCAATAGCACCTTGGCTTACGGAAATAGGAGGTAGAGAGGAGATACCAATTACTCGTGTAAGAGGTTTACCTGGGGTACTTAGAAATATTGCGATGCCTAAGTGATTTAGAATAGAGAAAAAGGATAGAACAGTGGGACCAGACTTTCTTACACTTGCATTAACAGCTGTTATCTCTTCTGTAACAGGAGGAGGTTGGATCGCAAGTAAAGTTTTAGAACGTCATAGAGAACGACTGAAAGACTCTATTCAGAACTTAGAAAACCAACGAATGCGTATAAACGCACTGGAGGAACACGTGAATAGAATGCCTTTGGAGTATGTATTAAAAGTAGATTTTGTTCGGGAATTACAAGATATGAATGATCATTTTAGGGCAATTCATAATAAGCTTGATAAGCTAATGGAAAAGCTTATAGAAAGATGACTGAGTATTCAATAGCGTTGCAAGAGACTAGTAACGGCGACCTATTCGTACACTTACCAGATGAAGTACAAAATGATTTAGGTTGGAAGGAAGGAGATATAATTGAATGGAATATGAAAGGTTTAGGTTTAACTATTAATCGAATAAATGAACCTTTTACTTATGAAATAAACGAAGAGTAGAATATAAACAATACTAATAAAAACCATGAGATATTCAGGCGGAGCATCGAACGATATTCTTGGACCAGGTAATGGGTCAATGGCAAATGCTATAGCTCATCGTATTCATGAACCAATAGAGACTATTGATGGTATTCCTAGATACTGGACAGATCAGCATCATGATCCAAGACAGCATAATGAGTTAAGAGATCGAGGTATGAATCCTATACCAGGTACAGCACCAACAGATGAAGAGATAGATGCTATAAATGGAGTACTTCAGAGTCAGCTTGGAGCTAATAAAATAACTGGTCCTTTAAAGAATATTGGAGTTGGTTATAAAACTGTTCCTGCTCCTGAATTAAATTCTTTTCCAGGTATAGGTAACGATCCTAGAAAAATAGTAGATTATTTGACTGGAGGTCCGATATCTAGTGCAGGATCTGATCCTGGTAATGGAATGTATAACAACGGTTATTTAGGTAAGCAAGGAATACCTCAAGTAGCGGGACAGTTTATGACTCCTGGATTTAAGCAAGAAATTCCTCAAATAAGTACAGGTCCTTATACAGGAGGAGCAGTTGGAGCTCCTATAGGTACTTATAAAGGAGGATCTTTTGCAGTTCCTTTACCTTATTATGGATGAAACTAAAAAAGCTTGTAAAGAAAGCAATTAAAAACCCAAAGTTATTTACCCAAGAAGAAATATTATTTTTTAAAAACTGGCTCTTCTTAAA